ATTTTCATGTGTACTAATTACCATATCTTTAGTGATTTTTTTAACGATCTTAATATGTTTGTCTGTAATCGCTTTACCTATTTTGTTATCATTTTTCATACAACAAAGATATGCAAAAAAATTTAATGCACAAAAAAATGGGCAATAATTTTTTATCATCCATCAATTTTTTTTACCAGTAAGTTTACCTAAAAAATAAAAACCTGAGATTACAGTTTTTGTAAGTGTCTTTCGAGTCATTATTGATTCTACTCTTATCCACAGGATTTTGTCCTGTAACACTCATTACCGATTGGTTAGACCAATCACTCCTTGACGACATAACTACTCTCTTACTACTCCTGTCTCTTCAAGATTGCGTCCTGATTCGGTCTTCGACGACCTAGAGATTTTTCATAAAAATACGGTCAAACTTGCGGTTATCACGTTCCACTGACTGCCAGTGAATAGGTGGGTAACTTCCGTTATATCGTGACGGACACTTTTGCTTAATGTAATTTTAATTGGAATTAAAGCTCCATAAGTTTGGTGTCGTGGATTGATCGAAGTAGTGGTCCGTCTTTTAGATTCGTTATCTTTTGAACAACGAAATACCAAACTACCCCGTGAAATGTCCCCATCTCAATATTTCAAGACTACTTCGAGATCGAACCCTTGGTAGGGGACGGTCAAGGTTAATAACAACACCACTTGTACGTTAACATACCTTTCGGTTTTAAGTATCCTATCATAATGGAACACGCAATAATAAAATTGGATAACCTTATTTTTTGCAATATCCCTACGGGTTATTCCTATTGATGTCCCCATCTCAAACTGACAACCCACATTGCCAATTCACCTAACCACTTTCCCTACAGCGTTGCCCTCGGTACTAAAGGTTAAGCGGTATCCCGCTTGTGTACTCAATCTCGACAAGTCCGAAGACTCACCAAGACGCAAACCCAACACACTAAGGGTTCACTTTATCCCACTTTCGTGGTTTATTTTAATGGACCATACACGGCCCAATGACTTAATTTAGTTTCACATATAAAGAAAGGGAGGTGTTACTTCGCTTTTTTTAACTGTGACGACTGTTTCGGTCGGATTTAGATTTTCAAAGAACGTTTCAGGTCTTTTCCTGATTTGTTTTACAAAGTTAAGTCTTTTTTTTTGATTAGACAAGTCCTTTATTGTTTTTTTTAGTTTTTTTCTACGTACACATCATATGTTCCGTATTTTCTAGCCATAATCTCAGCAAACTCTACGTTTGGTGTGTACACTTTCTGACCTTTATCATCTGTGTAGGTATAGATCTCAACTACTTCGTTTGTAATTTCAGACATATTTAATAAATCAATTTTTTATACTAATCGGGTCTTTTCCTGATTGTTTTACAAATTTATACATTTATATTTGTTTAATCAAGTGAATTAATAAAAAAATATAGAAATTTTGTTAGAAGTAATATATAAATACAACTTAGTTTAGTAAAATCAGAGTTTTTTGTAAAAAAAATTATATTCTTTTAAATTTTCTAAGATTTTATAATTTAACCCCTCATTTATTCTGTTGGAATGTAAATTATTTTTATTTGTTATAGACGATAAAATCTTATACCCATATTCAATCGCAATGTCTTCTGTTTTTTTTCTGATTATTTTACCAAACCCATTATTCCTATATTTCTCAACAATAAATAAACTATGTAAAAATATAGTTTCATTTTCTTTTATAAAATCATAATCATTATAATCTTCAATATTTGATATCTCGTTTTCTATTTTACTATCGTAATCATATGCGGTATCAACATCAACTAAAAAGATGTGTCCTATTTCTTTATGTGTTTTTTTTTCATTAATTATTAATTTAATTCCCGGCCATTCTTTTATTTTTCCACTATAATTAAAATAGTACAATTGGTTGTTCATATAAAAAAAATTAAAATGAATTTTGTCAGAGGTATTTTATAAATATGTCATTGTTAATTAAAAGTGCAGTATTTTTTCCTTTATTTCACCGTCTTTATCAATTTTTCTTAATTTACTATGTAACCAATTGACAAACATTCTTTTGTCTTCCAAAAATTTATCCCCGTCTTCACCATCTTTTAGTGGTATTTCAACAACTTTACTAGCTCCCGGTAAATAATATGAACCCGTATTTTTTTTACAAAACTTTAATGTTCCGTTATCACCAATTAATATTAAATCATAAACAATATTATCACAATCAATACCATTACCATCAACTATAATATATTCTAAATCTTTAAATGGGCTGTATGTTCTATATCCGTCTTTTTGTGGCCACATTTTTTCGTGTTGTTCTTTTAACCCTTTGAACCAATCTTGTGGTTGTTCTAAATCCGGTTGTAGTCTATAATCTGTCGTTAATTCTTCCCCCTTTTTAATGTTTTTAGATGCGACTAAATATCTTTTATTGTCTATTCTTTCATTATGGCAGTTAGGTTCGTCTTTATGATTATGCGTGCGACCAAGTTCTGTAAAATCATAATCAACGCGCATTTTTTTAATTATATGTAATAGTCCGATGGTTTCTCCCTTTTTTAAATCTTTTTTTGCAAAAACACCTTTACCCCCTAATTTGCTTTCGTCGACATAATATTTTTTATTACTTTCTTTAGATTCTTTTAGATTAGTTGGTGACCCAATTTTATTATTTAAAATATTAACAAATTCCTGTTGTATTTGTTTTACAACATCTACGTAAGTTTTGTTTGATTGTGAAACAACTGTTTCAGTTGATGGTAATGGTGATCCCCCTTCTTTTTTAATCTGATTCATTGCCATCTCAATTTGTTTGTCTGACAATCTACCGTAAGTTAACAATTTTGACTTAATGTCATTTAAAAATGAATTTTTTCCTGAATAATTAGCGATTGGTAATAACTCACTAGGAATATTATCCGTTTTACCACCTTTATTATCCCTATATAAAAAATTTAGACCTGAAATGTTGGTTATACATTTGTGTCCTCCTGAGTTTGCTCTTATAACGTCAAATCCATTAACAGAAACTTTATCCAATAATTCTTTTTGTTTTTGAGATAACCCCCTATAAAGTTTGGAGGATATGTTGTTTAAAATCTCTTTTAAGTTTTCTCCTCCGTCTATTTTATAAGATGGGCTTTCACCATAGATAGCTTCCATATCTTTAAAGGTAAAACCAACTGAACTAAAATCGGCTTCTTGTTCTGCAACCCTTTTTATAACACCAAAGGTTATTTTTAAACCTTCAAATTCTTTTCTAAATACATCTAATACCTCATCTTTTATTTCACCTAAATTTACACCTTTAAGTGCTCTATCTTCTTTAAATGGGTTGCAGGATGCTTGAACCATACCCATCGGCATTCCCGTCACAAGGAAATCGGAGTCTGGATTGTTTTTAAATGGTGTGTATCTATCATAAGCACCTGACTTTGTTGTGCTACCAAAACCATATTGAGAGATAATATTACCAAGAGTTTCTACACCCTTTTCTTTTCTACTTTGTATATAATTTTCCTTGTTTTTTGTTAGTTGTTCAGGATCAACATATCCCTTTTCAATCGCTTCTTTTTTAATATTATTTAAAATACTTAAAAGAGATGGTTGTGAGTTTAACACAAGGTTTTCCAAAAATCTTGGTTTGTTTTTATAGGCTAATAATAGTTTGTTTACAACTAACCCCATTAACATTTTGTTTCTTTTTAGTGAACTATCTTTATCGTATTTGTATAAATAATTCATAACCATTTCTGGTGTTATCTGATTTACCGCAAAGTTTGCTGAATCAACGGTTGATATTAATAAAATATCATCGGATGGGAAAATCTCTTTCGGTGATACCACTTGTGATATGGTTTCCACGTTTGATCTTGATGATTTAAAATTTGTTGCCGTATCTTTTTCAACGCCAGCTTGTGTGTCGTGGTGATCGGTATGAATAACAAACATTGGTTTTCCGTGAGCAAAATCAACAAGAACCGGCATTACTTCACCTTCACCTTCAGGTTTTTTAATGGCGAATTCTTTAGATCCGTATTGTATTACTTCAGCATCAACAACTTCAATACCGTATTTTTCAAGGTAGTTTTTCATTGCCAATGCGGTTGTTACTCCGTCAAGTCAAAGGTCCTGGTGAAAGTAGATTTTCGCCTTTTTGTATCTTTTGGCGATAGAGTTAATATCTCTTAATCCACTTTCAACCAGGACAAATTTATTTTTTCTGGTCATAATTTATTGTTTTTTTAATAAATACCTCTTAAAACAAAAAAACCAACATTTACTGTTGGTTTTCTTCTGATACTTCTTGTAGTGTTTTAAAATATTCAACCCTTGTTTTTGCAACTTCAGTGTAGTTTGGTGATAGTTCTATTCCGATCCATCTGCGACCCAAGATTTCCGCAGCGACTAAACTAGTTCCGCTACCAGCGAACGGATCCAAAATCACATCGTTTTTGTAGGATAATATTTTTATTGCTTTCGTTGGTATGTCCATAGAGAAGGTCGCCTTAGTTAGACTCTTCGTATCGGCGAAATAGTTCCACTGACCAAAGACTAACTCCATAAATTCTTTCTTGTCTTGTTCCTCGTATACTACTTTTTTCTTAAATGTCCCATCTTCTTGTTCTATGTCAGTAGGAACTCCTTTCCATTGTGGTTCTCCTTTAACCTTTTTGATGTGTAGTTTTTTGTAAGCCAAAATAACACACTCTTTCGGGTTATAGATATACGGGCTGGATGGACTCATCCAAGATCCCCATGCTGTGGTCTTACTACGATGAGGTGATTGTTCTTCTAAATCAACAATACCAAAGAATCCAAATCCTATTTTTTTCATTATCTGATACATCTCTGAAACAAAGAAGATTCTCCCTCCTTTCTTTTGTCTGTTAATTTCATAGGGTATGTTTAACGCCATACGTCCGTCATCTTTCAATACGTTATACGCTTCAGTTAACCAATTTCTTGCAAATACCAAATATTCCTCAAAGTTAACATCATCATCGTGAACATCATACGCAATACCCACGCCATACGGACAACTAGTAACTATCAAATCAATGGATCCTTCAGGTATTGTTTTCATAACCTCAATACAATCTCCATTAATTATTGTACCCATAATATCTTCTAAATTCCTCATATTTTTCTTTTTTTCTTTTTAAATAAATTTTAGCGTTTTCATAAATGTAGTTATAAAATTTTTTATTATCCAACTTATTCTGAATTTGTAATTTAATTTTGGAGTACAAATTTATTTTTATACCATTCTCATTTAACTCGTCAATTATAAACTTTTGGAATTGGTCTGAGGCTGAAACTATTTGAGTTTTAATTACATATTTATTTGGGTTAAATGAAAATGACCCGTCCCCATCAAAATAACCCCTTATAAAATGTGGAATCATTTTTTTTTCAATATTTGGTCTTTCAATAGTGAAAGTTTTACGACTATGAACCCCTTGTCTTTTTATGGACTCAACTATTTTTGATGAGTACATTGCTAAATGAGCCATATTAGATATCGATATACCCCCCTTATATTTAACTTTACTCTGACTCTCTTTAATTAAATGATTAGACCCAACACATTCTCTAAATAAAATTAAGTGTTCAATATCTTTAACAGATAGTTTCATTTCCAATGAATTTCCACTTTTTCTTTCTCGTATGTAACCGTCAGCATATAAAAACCCCAACCAATAAGCCTTCTCTTCGGTGTTGATGTTATCAAAATAACTTTCATTAACATTATATCTCCTATTAGTTAATACAATACCATTTGATTTAATAATTCTACTAATAGTAGCACTTGATACGTTAAAATGTTTAGCAACTTTATGTATACTTTTCAATAAAATATATTGATTAACAACATCATTTTCATCTAATACTAACTTCTCCATACTAATAAATATCAGTCAATTTAAGAAAGTTTCTATCATTTTTTTAATATTATTTTATTGTTTAATATGGTTTGGTCGTTTAAAAGTAGATCGGGTGTTGTTTTAATCATTAAAGCCATATTACTTTTTGATCTTAACGAATTTTTATTCTCAAACGTATCTATTTTAGTTGGAAACCTAGTCACTGAAGTATAGGTACCCGTCTTTAGTTTATCAATATCCCTATCACCAAACTTCCTAATATCATCTAAATAAAAAATAGGTGTTTTTCTTGTTAATACCTTACCTTTAAAAGAAACCCAATCATATTCGTAATGGTTGTTTTGGTATAGTTTTTTAATTGAGTTCTTGAGTGCTTGTTCTAAATATTCAACACTCTTAAAATCACACTGAAATTTAATGATGTAGTTGGCATAGTCTTCCGTTATTAATACGTTACTAATACCTTCTTGTTCTTGTAGGGTTCTTTTAAACTCTCCGATCTTAGTTCTAATGTCTGACACCTTTGGTACCTTTTCTCCGTATAAACTATCTAAAGCAAGTATTGAGGTGACCTTTGTTTTGCTAGCACTAAGATTTATAACATATTTAAAGGTACCTGATCCATCTAAATTAAACTTTAGGTCTTCAATTATTTCAATACAGGATGTCAAAAATAATATTAGACAAAAATATAGATATCTCATTATTTTTCCAATGTTTTAATATGATGTTGCAAGTACCACAACGCCTTTTTAAGGTCCTGCAATTCTTTATCACTATCTTTCTTACCGGCTCTTGAGATGTACTTTACCGTATTACCAAGTGAGAACCCTAAATCCCACGCATCAATCACCTTGATTGCTTCATATACGTTCTCCAATCCCCCATAATGTTTTGGGTGGTTTACCTGTTCCTTACTCATAAATCCCTAATTCCAATAAATAACCTCTTACTTTTTTTCCAAGCTCCATATCATTTGGGTATTTTCTAACCAAATTGATTATGTGTTGTGGGTCAACATTAATTTTTTTCTTTTGATTGTCTGAATGTTTGTATCCAAACTCTTTTTCTTGTCTTAACTCGTTTAATGATCTTTGTTTTACTACCATGACTTTTTTATTTTAATAATAAAAAACTAAGATATATTAGTCAAATTTTTATGTCTAATAATTTTTGATTGAATCATATAATTCATTATTTTTCTTTTTGCGATAGGAAGTAAAGTTTCTTTAAGGGGGTAATTGTTGTTGTGTTTAACCCTAAAAACAATTAACTTACTATGAATGTTATTGTCTTTTAGATTTTTGATGAGTGATCTTTTTACTTCTTTTAATTTTTCATTAAAATCTCCTTTAGGGCATTCACATATTTTTTTTATGTGACATTTTGTTTCTAAATTACCCTTTTTAATAAATTTAACCATAAACTCATATAGGTAGGTTTTATCTTTATAATCTAAAAAGAAAAGACCTTGTTTGGGGTCAATACTTTTTGAGTTTTGTATTGGGTCTATTGATACCGCATCGTTAACGATGTCCCAGATCGCCTTTGCGTGGTTGAAGTAGTCTTTTAATTTATCGGTTGTATACTTACAGATATGATAAATTTCAAGGATTTCCTCTTTTGTCAGGAGTGGGCAATCAACCGGTATTAAGTCAGATATTAATATCTCATCATCGGGATCCTTTAACGTTCTGTTCATTGTTAAATATTGACCTTTTTCAATTAAAAGATTAATACTAGCCAGGTGTAACGATATCTCTTGGAATTGGGGATATAATTTTAAATTATTTAGATTTTTATCTAACTTTTGTAGATAATCTAAAAGCACATATTGTTTGTGCTCTAAATCTATGGGTTCTTGAAATAACCAGTTAGTTTCCATTAATGAAATATAGTAAAATAATTTGTAGGTGTAAATTATTAATTTTCTCTCATTACGTGATACCAACTACCATTTACCTTATTTTCATCATCTCTACCGTCGTATCTGTTTAAAATTTGTCCGTAACCATCATAATTTATTATATATTTAAAAAGCTCGTCCATATCTATAAAATCTAAAATTAATTTAGGGTCGTAACCGGTATTTTTTAAATATTGTGGAAACTCATCCACTTCATTATCTACAAAACTCTCTGTGGTTGCCTCAACCTCATTAAAATCGTAATCACCTTCAGGGTTTTCTTCATTATGTTCTATTAAACTCTCATAATCAGAAATATGGTTTCTTATTTCAACCTCCTGTTCTTCGGTTAGATTTTCCGCATTTAATTTATTTTCTAAATTTGATATGGATTTTCTATATACCTCATTGTATTTCATTTGTTCATTAGATTGTGTTCTACTGACCCCATAATCTTCAGGACTATCCCATATCATAACACTAAACTCATCATATAACCATTTTCTCGCTTCATCCTCATCCACAAAGTCTTCCCATACTTCGGGTCTAAATGCTTCATACCCTAACTCATCAACAGTATTCTGTAAAGATTCTTTAGCCGCATCATCAATCTTATCATTATCACAGACAAAATATTCTTGCTCAAAAGCGTTGTTACCCAACCAAATATAATATCCACCATATGTACTTCTATATAACGGAAAAATATAATATTTATCCTCACCTTTCTCAACGAAACCTTCACTCATCAGATGATTAAACAATGCTTCGGTTTCGTTTGAAATAATGTCATCGTTTTCAATGTTCCACGCACCGTCATTTCTAAGTTTAGTTAGTTGTTCAAGACGACCTTCAAGTTCTTTCCTTTTTTCCTCTTTTTGCATTTCACTATTGTAATATGAGAAATGACCTTTAACTTTATTTTTATCAAAATGTTTTACACTTGAGTATGATATATCTAACTTACCGTCCACATAATCAATACTATCTATATTTTCAATGTCTTTTCTACCTGAAAGATTTAAATCACCAGTAATTTTAATCTTTTTACCTCCATATTCTTTAAGTTTTTTTATACGATTACTTTCACCACCAACATCCCTTAGTAGAGCAGAATACTCATTAGGACTGATATCAACCCATTCTTCCGTTTCTTCCTTTAATATTCTTAATATTGTTTTTCTCATATTTTATAAATAGTTTATATTTACAAATGAATAATCGTAAATTATAAATATTTATATACATAATAAACTAATTAAAAATTATAGTCATGGGGTGTGGATGTAAAAACAAAAACAATGGTCAACAGGTGCAAGAACAACCAGTACAAACTCAACAACAACAAAACAATGAGTCTGTTAAGAGTGCGGTAACTAAAATTGTTGAGAAATACTACAACAAAAAATAAAAACTATTTAACCTATATTTTATTTTAATTAAAATTAAATAAAATAAAAAATAAATAAGTTAATATGGGAACAATTGAGGTTTATAACTTCTTAGACGGTAAAAATCTATGTAATATTTTTGCAAGTCTTATTGTAAATGAAATAAATAAAACATTTCCTAATGCGAATACTGAAATAACGGTAGTAAACATTAGGAATTTTTTTATTGTACGAGGTAGAACAACATCGGATGTTGTTTTAAATTTATCAGATATCTTAATAAATTTTTTAAAGTCTTATGATGACACACTAATTAATGTAATCAAGGTTATTGATGTAATTAATTATAACGTTGAGTTTGACAATAGGAATATGGATATTGGATATCATTCAGATAAGTTATATGAAAAGGAAAAAATAGATCTTCAGGTATTTGTTAATTCTCACGCCAAAAATAAATTATACTTCAACGTTAAGTTGGAAAAGTCAAATAACTATTTATATTTTGATTGTTTATTTCCTAATATGGATGAGGTTAAACAAGTACTGTCCGATAAGTTTCCTAACCACCAAATTATAAAAACCGACCTTAGTCAGGAGGTGTACGTTTCAGATCGTTATTACGGTTTATCAAATGATAATGAAAAAATGTATCACATTTTGTTACGTTATATTTCATATAATGTTTTCTTATTAGGAATTTCAAAAGAGTTAAATATGAAACTATATAGTAAGTATAGACCGTTTGAGATTGATAATTTAAATTCTGAATTTGAAATCCTGAATGATAACCATACCGTTAGAACAACTTGGTTACGGTCACTTATATTGGATGTATTTCCTTTCACATACAAAAATTTGGTTGACAGTTTTGATATGTCTAATTACGACACAATTAATGAGATCATCTCTCCAAATGATAAATTATTGTGGGAAAAATTGGATATGGTTAGTGAAATGGTATTGTTATAACAAATACCGTTTCACCATTTTAACCCCCTCATAGATATCATCAAAATCTCTATCAGGAGCAAGTAACTCTACGTTTGTTGCATTATCTTTATCATCCAATGTTAATAACATCAATGAGGGCACATAATCGTTTTCAGTTACTTTTGAAAACTCATCATACTCTTCTTGGTATTCGTCAATATCCCTTTCTAAGAAGGGGATGTTTTCTTTTTCTAATTCTTCTTTAATCATAACACAAAAAGGACATCCCTTCATCGTATATACTACCGTAACTTTCATATCAATCTATTGTAAAAAATTTATTTAACCCTCTTAATAGTAAAAAAATATTATTAGGATTATCTATGTCATATAGAATAAATAACCTGTATACCCTCTCATTATTTATTTTACTAAAAAATAACACAATGTCGTCAGAACCGTATCTTAATAACCCCTCCTTTATATGTGTTGTTTCACCATCAAAATAAGAACTTGACCACAGTATTTTGTTTTTTACTTTTAATTGGTCAATACAATCTGCAATAACATTTTTAGTTTGTATTGTTGATGGGTATTCTGAGTTTTTTTTCACATAATTTTCAATTATATGTTCAGGTATTTTAAATTCTTTTCTTTCTTCCATAATTAAAAGAGTTCATCAAATAGATTATAATTGTCTAACTCGTCTAGTAAATAGTCACTAACCATATTTTGGTTTTCCCACACTGGATACATATTATGTATATTATCTTCGTTTTTAAATATTGCAACCTCTTTAGATGATTTACCGTTTGGGTATTTCTTTACCATTGTAGGTAACTTAATCCTTTCTTTACTGTAAAGGTAGTTAGCAAAATCCAACAATTGTCGTATCGGTTCCGACCATTCATCATCTAACCCTTTATTGTATTTACCTAATTTTTGCACCACTTTTAGTTGTTTGGTATCATATCTAAATTCTATAGTGGCCCTGTTGTCACCATTAATATGTTCTTTTCTTAGCGAAACGATAAAACAGTACGGGGATTCACTATAAGTCCTAACGCAGTTACTCTGATGCATTGACTCCTCCTCGTATTGTTCGGTTGTTTTTAATAATACGGGGTAGTAAGTTTCACCTTCGTGGTTGATTGGTTTTTCAATTAAATACGCATCATCCCCATAAAATCTTGTTACCAAACCTGAACGATAGGACTGGGTAAGTGTTGACCACTCTGCATGTTCTTTTACGTAATCATCATAGTTTGTTGCTGTAATTTTAACGTTTTCACCATATCTCTGTAAATTTATTTTATATTGGATGTGGTCGTTCAACGAGTTTAATAGTGTTTCAGTATTGGTTGTGTTTAAAATTTTAACAATATTTTCTTTTTCTTTTTTACTGATGTTTTCAATTATTGATCCATA